TGGCAACGATCTCGCCGACTTCGATGGGCATCTACTTCTTCCCCCTCTTCTTCTCCTGCATGCGCTTGATTTCTCGGCGTTCGCGCTTATAGAACTCTCCCCAGAGAAGCAATTCCCACAGGGGCATGCGGCTGCGCAGGTCGCGCACCGTCATGCCCAGGTCCATCGCCAGCCGGAACTGGAAGATCAGCTCAGGGTTCCGGTCGAAAGGTCACGTCAGCGACCGTCGCTGCTGAGGCGCCTTCCTTTTTCGTCATGCCGTTGAGCGACATGATCTCGTTGGCGATCTGGTCCACCGCGACGAACGGCATGCGGGAGACTTGCTCTAAGCTGAACTTCGGGTCTACGACGCCGTGCGCGACAAGTAGGCGCACCAACTTTCTCCCATCTATCGCACCTCCGGCATCGGAGCATTGAGATACCACTGCGTCGCGCTCCTCCACTGTGAACGCTCTGATCTTAACGCTGGCACCCCATTGCGGTACGTCAACCTGCTTCTCTTCAAGGTCCAGCACTTTCCCTAAATCGTCAACGCTCAATACTGGCAACTTCGCGCCCATATCGCACGGTCCTTTCTTTGCGCAGGCGGTATCCTCTGTCTATTCTTTACGATGAGGTCACGGACTCGCTCAGGTTCCCGGAGCCCAGGAACGTCACGTCTGTCTTCAGCAAGTCGCCGACTTCGCCGTCCAGGGGGTTGTATCCCTTGAGCACGCACAGGCCGCTCCAGGTCGGGTTCGCGATGCCCTTCAGCTGCGTCGAGTGCTTCCGCACTTCGACCAGGAACTTGTTTCCGGCCTTGGATGTGGCGTACAGCGCGCTCAGCAACGTGTTCGTGTTCGGCAGCCCGTCGGCGGACGAGAACGACTGCAGCATGCCCATGTTGAACTGCCAGCTCTCCAGGCCGATCACCCGGCTGTGGGCCGTCATGCCCATCACCGTGTCATCATGCTCGTCGGCGTCCCGCTCCAGGGTCAGCTTCATGGTGCGCCCCGACATGTCCCAGCTCCCCGCCGCCGTGGACGTGGAAATGTTGACGTATGAGTTATTCAGTATCTCGCTCATGGCACCCTCCTCTTAGGTTGAACGGTCTTTCTTGATGTCGTAATTGCACGCCACCGTGAAACGCGCATTCTGGTCCTTGCCGATCAGCACCGGCTCGCAGGACGCCTTGACCCAGTGGTACAGCACACCGTTGACCGTCCGGTTGCGCACACCGTTCAGAATGCCGTAGGCGCTGCGCGCGTTCTGGTGCGCCGTCTCTAGGTTGACGGACCGACACGCTACCTGGACGCGCGGTTCCTCCAGCACGGCTGGCCCGCTCATCGTAAACGTCGGCGCGTTGCCGAGCGTGCCGTAGACCACCGTGATCGCATCAGGAGACGGCGGCGCGAAATCCTTGTAGACCGTGCCCATCCCGCCAGTTGAGAGGAGATCCGCGACATCGTCTAAAATCATTTCAGTTTGTCCCACAGGTCTTGCGCGATGCGGACCTCCATGCCGTCCTGCGCCTCCTTGAACGGCTGCTCCAAAAACTTGTACTGCGTCGGCGGCGTGTGGTAGAAGCTCGCTTCCTCATGCTGCAGGACAGCATAGTCCGAGGCAGCCCCGCCGAATCCCATTGTGACTGATACCGTGTCGCCGCTGATCTCAGGTAGGTTCACGATGCCGGAGTTCTTCAGGACGCCGAACTTGACTGGCGTAATTTCCTTGGCTGCGTTCATGATGTTGTTGCCTTCTTTCCACAACGCCGCCCCCATGGCCTTCGGGCCGTTGGCACCGAGCATCTTGAAGGCTCGCACCATCTCCTGCTGGCCCTTGAGTTCGACTTCGATCTTCATGCGTACACCGCGCTATGGTGCTGGCCGCTCTCGTCACTGACGAGTTGCACGTTTAGGATGTTCGGTTGTGTCGGCGTGAACGGTGCCGGCAGCGTGAGCCGGTCCTGCGCACCGATCGTCCCAGCCGCCAGATAGACCGTGATGTGACTCACCGCTTCCTCCCCTGTCATCGTTTGGACTATCTGTGTCTTCCCTTGCACCCTGGCTCGGTAGGTCGTCGCCGCCCCGTATGTCTTGGTACCGTACTGGTCCAAGCTCACAAACGGCTCGACCGTGACGCTGTGCGGCAGCATGTCATGCCAGTCGGAAAAGCTCACTCAGAACCTCACATACTTTGCCAACATGCCTTTCACCTCCAACGGCAACCCCACCGAGACCGCTCCGCCCTGCCCTGGCTGGTTGCTGCCCTGGTAGGTGATGGATAAGTCTCCAATACGCTTGCTCGTTACCGATGGATCACGGCCCGCGCTCTTATAGAGGAAGGTTGCTGCCGTGACCAAGGAACTCTCGATGTCGGCCGGCACCGGCTCCCCGGTGGTCAGCCAGCCGTCCGCCGTCGAGCCGTTCACGCAGAACCCGGCCTCATACGTGGCGGTGAAACTGTTCAGCTCGCTCTTCGGCACGATGTGCGGCCCCAGGTCGTACTCGACGCCCGCTGTCCACGGCCAGCCCATCGGGCGATGAATGAACCCCGCTTCCGCGTCGCCGATCTCGTAGCTGGTCGGGTCCACCTGTTCCATGCTGTAGAGCACCGACTCAATCGCGTGAATCGGTACACGGCTGACCCGCAGCTCGTTGCCACCGTATCCAGGCACGCTTTCACTGTAGACCTGCCGCCGCAAGGGATAGCCGACGTAGGCTTCCACCAGCGAAGTCGCGCGCGCGAGCGCCGCTAGGATCTTGCCGTCATCCGCAGTGGAGGTCGTGCCGATAGCCGTCTTGTACGACTCAAGACTAAGTAGCGTAGTTTCCGTAGAGCTGGTGCAGACGCGTAGCATCAGACGTTGACCGTGCCGCCTTTCGACCGGAGGTCCGCGAGCTCGCCCCACATCTGGCAGTCCTGCAAGGCTCCATCCACGTTGGCGAGTTGAATCATCATCTTGTGCCGCTCGTCCAGCAGCCCCTGCCGGCGCTTCGCCAGCTCGCTGAGGTTGATCAGGCTGTCCGGCTCGGACTGGTACCCGTAGCGGTGCGACTGCTTGCACAGGGCCGTCGTCTTCGGCAAAGTGACGGTGACCCCCTTGCCGTGCGCGGTCCCGATCCAGAACTCAGCGCAGGGCTTCTGGTAGAAGTATTCGTCCCCGACAATTAAATCGATGCCCCACAAACCGATCTCCTTGAAGCCTTCCTGGATAGCCAGGGCCAGACAGAAGGCGACGGTGCTGGTGAAGTAGTCGGGGTGCCCGTTCATGACGCGGTCCAGCGGGTACTTCACGCTGTTCGGGATGCCGGGAATGCGTTCCGTCATGTAGACAGGGATCGGCGCTTCAGCCAGCCATTTCTGGTGGTCGGTGCCTTCAACAACGTGCTCGTTCCAGTTGTGGTGGATCTCGAACCACCGATCGGCGCGGGGCACGTGCCTGTAGAGCTGGTTCAGCCCCCAGATGCTCCAGGTCGGATCGTTGTACGGCGCGAGGTCCTTGGAGGATTGCGCGAAGCCGACGATGGCGACTTTCGTGCGGGGCGACCCGTCAGGACAGGTCTCCTCGACGAGGGCCTTGTCGTGATCGAAAATAGTGACGTGGCCGGCGCAGGGGTGTTGGAAGTTGACGGCGTTGGTGGCGTCCGCGAGTTGCTCGCTGCTCATGGGATGATACCCTCATTTCTTGCGCTCCGGGGCCTTCACCATCTTGTGCGTCGGCGGGACCGACGGAGCTTTGGGTTTGGCATCCTCTCGGTGACATTCGCGCCACCCGTTCGGGAACTGTTCAAGGAGGGACAGGGCCTCTTCGTCGGAGAAGATAGCCCTGTCTCCGGGACTGTACTGCGCGTATCCCTTGATGATACAGCGCTCTGTGGCTTCCAGCGTGACCATTAGGTGGACGTGCTGGTGCTCGTGCTCGTGGACAGCAACGGTGGCGCGTAGTCCACCTTGGAGAAATTCAAGTGCAGGTCCGCCCACATGTAGTCGACACTGCCGGCTGCCGTCGAGGTCGTGACCCCGCCGCGCGTGAATACGCCGACCGGCCGCACGTACCGCTTTGCCGGGACGACGTTGTACCAAGACTGATGGCTGAGGTGCATCACCCCAGTCGTCCAGTTCTGGTAGGCTGTCGATTCTGCCGTGGTGAAGAAGTTCTGATCGGCGTTCTGCATGCCGGTCGAGTAGTCCGCCATGTCCCCACCGCCGGAGCTGTCCCCGTGCTGGAGCTTGATGCTCAGCGTGACGCGCTTGTCACCGGCTGTCGATCCAACCGTGGTGTGCACCGAGATGCCGGATTGGCAGTACTCGAAAATCCGCCCGCCTCCCAAGCCCAGTCGATCGACTACGCGCCCGTTGATGGCCGCGCCGGAGGCCACGTCACCGGTTGAACAGGTGAAGACCTTGTTGGTGACCGCAATGCCGTGCTCATACTTACCGTCAGCCCTGTTAATCATACGTGCCTCCCTTGTTGTCCTTCTGGCGCGATCGCGCCCGTCGTTTCATTCGTCTCTAATTAGGCCCAGCACACGCCGTTCATGACGCAGATGCTCACGTCCCGCCGCACGGCGAAGTCGTGTTCAGTGATGGCCCGGACCACCGTCTGGTCCTGCGAGAAGGCCGACACGAGCGTCGCGCCGTCCATATAGGACGCCTCTTGTGAGGCATCGACCCGCATGGCCATGGCTTCTCCGATCACCACATCGTCGAAGTCGGCGAAGTAGATCTCGGTTTCCCCGCCGCTCGTGGTCCGTCCGTGGTCTGTCAAGGTCGTCGGGATCTGCGTGGACCACTTGTACGGGTAGCCCAGGAGCAAACCGCTGTTCATCTCAGCTTGGTAGATGAACGCGCCGGTCGTGGTCTGTAGCATGCGCAGGTAGTTCCAGGTGCGCGGCGCGAAGAGCCAGCCGCCCTTGGTCACCGGCACGTTGGCCTCGATCAGCTTCAGGATGATGCGGCCCAGGTCCGTCGCCACTGTCGCCCGGTCGAACGTCGGGTTTGACACGTCGATCAGGTTGTTCGGGTTCATCTGGTA